TCTTTGGAATTGGAGAATGGAAGTAAAATCTTGGCTGCTTCTACTTCTGCTTCTGCAGTTCGTGGTATGTCTTTCAATATTCTCTTTTTGGACGAATTTGCGTTCGTTCCAAATCATATCGCAGATTCATTCTTTGCGTCAGTTTATCCTACAATTACTTCGGGTAAAAGCACAAAAGTAATTATCGTTTCAACACCACACGGTATGAATCATTTTTACCGAATGTGGCATGATGCAGAAAAAGGTAAAAATGAATACGTATTCACTGATGTTCATTGGAGTGAAGTTCCTGGAAGAGATGAAGCATGGAAAGCACAAACTATTGCAAACACTTCTGAACAACAATTTAAAGTTGAGTTTGAATGCGAATTTTTAGGATCTGTCGATACTTTAATTGCACCATCTAAACTAAGAAACCTCGTATACGATGCCCCTAAGACCCGTAGTGCTGGTTTAGATGTGTATGAAGATCCTATAGAAGATCATGACTATCTTATCACTGTAGACGTTGCTAGAGGTGTTGGAAATGATTATTCAGCCTTTACTATAATTGATATAACACAATTTCCACATAAAGTTGTAGGAAAATATAGAAATAATGAAATTAAACCAATGCTTTTTCCAAGTATTATTGAAGAGATTGGAAAAAATTATAATGAAGCATATATTTTGTGTGAGGTAAATGACGTTGGAGATCAAGTAGCTAGTATTCTTCAATATGATTTGGAGTATAAAAATCTCCTTATGTGTTCTATGAGAGGTAGAGCAGGACAAATTGTGGGGCAAGGATTCTCTGGCAAAAAAACTCAACTTGGGGTAAAAATGTCAAAGACAGTCAAAAAAGTTGGGTGCCTTAACCTTAAAACGATGATTGAAGAAGATAAGTTATATTTAAACGACTATGAAATTATATCTGAACTTACAACATTCATTCAAAAGCATAATTCATTTGAGGCAGAAGAGGGTTGCAACGATGATCTTGCAATGTGTTTAGTAATTTATGCATGGTTAGTTGCACAAGATTATTTTAAAGAATTAACTGATCAAGATGTTAGAAAAAGATTATATGAAGAACAAAAAAATCAAATAGAACAAGATATGTCCCCTTTTGGATTTGTTTCTGATGGGTTAGATGATACAAGTTTTGTGGATGAAGATGGAGATAGGTGGTTTTTAGATGAGTATGGAGATCGTTCTTATATGTGGGAATATATGTAAAATGGAATTAGATAAACAAATAAGATTGGGACATTTATTATTCAATGATAGGAAATGCAGAGTATGTGGGGAAACAAAAAATTTAGTAGATAGTTTTTATAGAACTCATAAGGAAAGAGGTGCTGTTGCATCTTCTTACGCATATGAATGTAAAGAATGTACAATAAAGAGAATTGCATCTAATAGAAAAACTGGAAATCAACACATTTATTGGGAATATCCAGATTGGTAGTCGTTCACGCAAGATTTCCCCACTGAAAATAAAAAAAATAATAAATATTTTTTAGATAAACTGACTCGGAGAAACAAACATGGCGACTCCTCAATTATCTCCTGGTATAATTACGAGAGAGGTTGACCTTACTGTTGGGAGAGCTGATAATGTATTAGCAAATGTTGGCGCAATTGCTGGTCCATTTTCAATTGGCCCTGTGGAGCAAGCAATTGACATTGTAACAGAACAACAATTAATTAATACATTTGGGAAACCAATTTCAACAGATACTCAATATGAGTATTGGATGTCTGCATCATCTTTCTTAACTTATGGTGGTGTTTTAAAGGTTGCCAGAGTTGATGGGGCATCTTTAAACAACTCAAATGCTGGAGTAGGAGCTGCTTATACTACAGTAGCAAAAGTTAAAAATTATGATGATTATAATTTAAATTGGTCATCGGATTCAGTAAATTTTACATATTCCGCAAAAAATCCAGGAACTTGGTCAAATAGTCTAAAAGTATGTTTCATTGACGATTTGGCAGACCAAGTTATTGGTATTACCACAACAAGTTTGAATGCTCTTGGAGCTGCTATTGGTTATGGAGTAACAACAGCACTTACAGGTAGTGTTGCTGGTGTTGGTACTGTAACTACTCTAGATGGATATTTGAAAGGTATTATTACTGGAGTATCGACAGATGCAACTAATGGAAATAGCACAATTTCTGTAAAGATTGTATCCAGGGTATCTGGACTTGGAACGGAAACTTTAATTGATTATGCAGAGTCAAATGCAGCATCGTCTTTCCAACCATCAAATGTTCTTTCTTTTGTAAATAATTCGGGAATAACTAGCACAACAACCACATCCGCAACGACAGTAGCTGATTGGTATAATCAACAAACTCTAGGATTAACAAACTCGACAATTTATTGGAAACAAATTGCACCTAAACCAATAACGAATGCATATTCTGCCAATAGAAATGGACAAAATGATGCAATGCACGTTGTTGTTGTTGATGATACCGGATCAATTACGGGAGTTCAAGGAAATATTTTAGAAAAACACATTAGCATTTCTAAATCTACTGATGCTGTATCTGCAGTAAATTCTCCACAAAAAATTTGGTATAAAAATTATCTTGCAGATTTTTCAAATTATGTTTATGCAGGAAGAAACCCATCATCTGCAGCAGATGGATATTGGGGAACTACTCCAAGAGCTACTGGATTTTCAACTTCATACACCCCATATACTACTGCTCAAGGGCTTTGGGGACAAAGTGCTCAAGGAATAGTTTTTAGTGCAATTGGTAACGTAACTTATTCATTAACTGGTGGTGTTGATTATTCATCATCAGGTGGAATGACTGCAACTTTAGGAGATTTATCAACTGCATATGATTTATTTGCAAATAAAGATGAAATTCAAGTCAATTTCTTAATTGGTGGTCCTGGATTAACAAATGAATTTGATTCGCAAGCAAAAGCAAATAAACTTATTTCTATTGCCGAAAGTAGAAAAGATTGTGTATCTGTTATTTCTCCACATAGAGCAAATGTTGTTGATATATCTTCAACATCTACTCAAACTTCAAATGTCATTAAGTTCTTTAGTGCATTATCAAGTTCTTCCTATGCAGTTTTTGATAGTGGATACAAATACACTTATGATAGATTTAATAATCTTTTTAGATATATCCCATGCAATGCCGATATTGCTGGACTGATGGTAAGAACTGACATTCAACAGTTCCCATGGTATTCTCCTGCAGGGCAACAGAGAGGAGTATTAAATAATGCAATTAAATTGGCATTTAACCCCTCAAAAGATCAAAGAGATTCTCTTTATGCCGCAAGAGTTAACTCAATCATTAATCAACCTGGGTCGGGAGTTATTCTATTCGGTGATAAAACAGCTCTTGGTTATGCATCTGCATTTGATAGAATAAATGTTAGAAGATTGTTCTTGACTGTAGAAAAAGCACTTGAAAGAGTAGCTCAATCTCAACTCTTTGAATTTAATGACCAAATAACAAGATCTAATTTTATTAACGTTGTTGAACCATACTTACGTGATGTTCAAGCAAAACGAGGTTTGTTTGATTTTAGAGTTATTTGTGACGAATCAAATAACACTCCAGATATAATTGATAATAATGAATTTAGAGCTGATATTTTCTTAAAACCAACCAAATCAATTAATTATGTGACTCTAACCTTTGTTGCTACTCGCACGGGAGTTAGCTTTGAAGAAGTAACTGGTAGAGTTTGACACTTTATAATTAACTAAACAAGGAGGACTCTAAAATGGCTAATCTCAAAACTATCTCTCAATTTAAATCTAAGTTAGCAGGTGGTGGAGCAAGAAATAATTTATTTGAAGTGAATATTAACAACTTCAAATTTGCTACACCAGCATGGGATAATGATACTTTTCAATTTCTTTGTAAAGCTGCTACCTTACCAGCTTCAACTTTAGGTGTTGTTGAAGTTCCTTTTAGAGGAAGAACCTTAAAAGTTGCTGGTGATAGGACATTTGATATTTGGTCAGTAACCGTAATCAATGACGAAGATTTTAAATTAAGAACTTCATTTGAACAGTGGATGAATGGAATTAGTAAACTAAGTGATGCGAGTGGTGCTACTAATCCAATTTCCTATATGGGAAATGCATTAGTTCATCAATTGGGAAGAGGTTATAATAAAGGTGCAAATTCTACTGGTAACACTGGATCTGGTGATGGTAGTGGTGGACAAAGTGGTGTTAAACCATTGAGAACATACTACTTTGATGGTATTTTTCCAACAAATATTGGAGCAATAGATTTATCATATGATACAAGTGATGCTATAGAAGAATACACAGTTGATTTCCAAGTTCAATACTGGATTGCTGGTTCAGAATCGACTACTGGAAATCCATCTGATGCAACTAACATTTCTATTCTCTGATAAATAGTCGAATAAAGGATAAGTTAAAAATAAATTATGGCAAAACTTTTTGGTTTTTCGATTGAAGATAACGAGCCACTATCTCCAAGTATAGTTTCTCCCGTTCCTCCAAATAATGAGGACGGGAGTGATTTTTATTTAAGTAGTGGATTTTTTGGTTCTTATGTAGATATTGAAGGTGTATATAGAACTGAATTTGATTTAATTAAAAGATATCGTGAAATGGCTCTTCATCCCGAATGTGATAGTGCTATTGAAGACATTGTGAATGAAGCTATTGTATCTGATACAAATGATAGTCCAATATCAATCGAACTATC